AAAGGTTGGTTGTCAGGTGACAATAAACTTCAAGATAACTTCTATTATCAAGAATATTCGTACGTAATTAAGAGTAATCAATTCATTGACACATACCGTAAGGTTGTTAACGATATATTGCATCCGGCTGGTACTAAGTTTTTCGGTGAATTCCAAATAAATAATACATTGGATTTGAGAGCAAGTGTAGATCCGTTTGTTGACACTTCAACAACTTTACTTACTCAAAATGCAATTACATTCGATACAACTGAGTCTAGATTCAGTTCGTTTGGAGATCGGTTCGACGCAGGATAACCATGTCAATAAAATACATCAATGTAGGTTCTTCACCTAACGATAACACTGGAACAACTATCCGAGGTGGCGGTCAGTTACTTAACAATAACTTTGCCGTCCTTTTAAACGCGTTATCTTATGATGGAAATACAGTTTCGATTAACACTACATCTACTCCTTCGAATGTATTTGTTACTTCTACATTTGCTCAGAATACTGTTACGATCACATTGATTGAAGATAGGTTGCAAGTAGCTAATGCTGCAGCAACATACTCAACTATCACACGTTCTAATGAAGTAGAGGAAAATGCCTTAGCCTTCTCTATCACCTTTGGATAATTGGATTTGCCATGACCTCAACTGTCACAAAAAGTTTCCGCATTCACAATGCAAGACAATTTAAAGAAGCGTTCAGTGAACAAAATGATACTAAAATGTATCTGTTCATTGCTCGTGAAAAAGAATGGGACACCCCTTCCTCTCCTCCTGCGATAGGCGACTCTGTTCAGTTAACTGAATACGATGCTTATCGTAATATGATTGCAGCAAAAAAGATTGTTGAAGCGGACGTAGAGTTCGGGATTCCTCGTGTCAATTGGGAAAGTGGTACAGTATACCATGAATACCAAAACAAGGATACTGATCTTTACGCTAACAATTTCTATGTTGTCAATGATAGTTTTGATGTGTATAAGTGCATCTTCAACAACAACGGAAATGCATCTACAGTAGAACCTACTGCACAGCTTCCTGATGCTACATTTGTCACATCTGATGACTATCAGTGGAAGTTCATGTATTCTATCTCTTCTGCAGAGCAGGAGAAGTTTGTTAATGATACGTTTGTTCCTATCAAAGAAGTGACTACGGATGATGGATCCCAACAATTTTCGGTCCAACAAGCAGCCGCGAACGGAGCGATTGGAGCGATTGATGTTGGTACACCGGGAAGTGGATTCAAAAGAAATCAATCCACATTCTTCTCTGTAGCAAACTCAACAACGTTTGTCGCAAACACAACAGCAAATGCAACACCCGGTATCTTTACTGATTCGTTTATCTTCATCAAAGCAGGAACAGGTGCAGGCCAAGTAAGAAGAATTATTAACTGGGCTGGTGCAACAAGAACTTTAACTGTCAACACAGCATTCTCGGTTGTCCCTGATGTGAATTCTACCTATTTGATTGGTCCAGCAGTAACTATCACTGGAGATGGTGAGGGTGCTTTAGGATATGCTGATGTTAATGGGGACGGGGGAATTGCAAACGTCACATTAATTTCAAGCGGTGTAAACTATAGTAAAGCTAATACAGTGATATCAGCTAATGGTGGATCTGGTGCATCAGCTCAAACTTATCTTGCACCGTTTGGTGGTCATGGGTCAGATCCTGTAAAGGAGCTTGGTGGCCATAACATTATTATCAACGTTCGACTTGATTCAGAAGATTTTGACAACCTTGCTAACGCTGATTTCAGAACTATTGGGTTGTTAAAAGATCCATTACTTGCAAATGGTTCAATATCTAACAACAATGTCCTAAATATGACAACGAGATTAGATTTGATTGGTAAGTCAGGTTCGTTCGCTGAAGACGAAAGAATTTTAGGTGCTACTTCAGGTGCTACAGGCAGAGTCGTTGTTTTTGCTAACAATGATACTAACGGAACTCTCGGTGAGCTGTCGCTTGTAGAACTTGAAGGTACTTTTACTAATACAGAGACAATCACTGCTAACAACTCAGGTACAACTGCAACAATCAACGGAATTACAGCAAGCGAGACGCTAGATTTTTCCGGTGAAGTATTGTATCTTGAGAACTTACAAAAAGTACAACGAGCTGAAGACCAGACTGAAGACATTAAACTTGTGATTAGGTTTTAACGGAGAATTAAATGGCTGTAAGTAATACAGTATCACTTTCGACTAACTTTAACATCGATCCATATTACGATGATTATAACGAGTCGAAGAACTTTCACAGAATCCTTTTTAGACCTGGTCAGGCGGTTCAGGCTCGTGAACTGACTCAGCTTCAAACTATTCTCCAAAATCAGATCGATCGGTTCGGGGAACACATCTTCGAAGAAGGATCTGTTGTACGTGGAATCGAGTTATTCTACAATAGAAACACCCCGTACGTTCAAGTACTTGATCAGGATTTCAACGGAAATACCGTCAACATTTCTACATTCTCTAATACTCAGATTACATCAACATCAGGTGTAACAGCTAATGTTGTTACATTCACAACTGGTAACGAGAATGAAACTGTTAAGAAAACTTTGTACTTAACATATACTGCAAGATCGGCTGATGGGTCTGTTGAAACATTTGCTAATGGTGAACAATTAACATCAGGGGCTGGTGTTACAGCTAACGTAATTACATCTTCTGCATCAACCGGGGAGGGATCAATTCTTCGTCTTGGTAAGGGTGTGATCTTTGCGAAAGATCATTTCATCCGTGTAGATGAACAAACTGTTGTTGTTGGCAACTATTCTGCAAATACATCGATGACTATATTGCAAGAAGAACTTTTGCAGAGTCTGGTCATTATATTGTAGAAGGTCTTAACCTTGTACTTAGAGAACACTTAAACACCGGAAACAATAACGGTGTGTTTACATCTGCTCAATCAGGAAACAGCAGCTTATTATCTGTTGATGTTAGACCTGGTCAAGCGTATGTGTTTGGTTACGAAAGAGACAACATTACAACAACTCATGTCCCCGTAGAAAAAGGAATTGACTTTGTTGATATTAACGCTGGATCTGTAACATCTAACTACGGAAACTATGTTACCGTAAGAAACGTTGCTGGTAAGTGGGATTATAATGATCATGATGTCGTATCTTTGAGAGACGAGTTCCATGAAGCAGCGTCAAACGGCCAGTTCTCTAACAGCAACTTCCCTGTCGGTAATGAGCTTGGAACAGCACGTGTAAGATCCCTCGAATATGTTTCTGGTAGCAAAGGTGATCCGGATGCTACGTACAACATGTACTTGTATGATATCAACCTGACAGCTAACACATTCTCTGAAGTAAGAGCTGTACACTACAATGCTGGAACAGCTAATGGTGTTGCAGATATTGTTACTTCATCTGGTGATGCTGTACTGAATGAGACAAACTTTAACGTTGGCTTGTTTGAAATGCCAACAGACTCTATAAGAAGATTAAGAGATTCAACTGGTACTATTGACACATCATATGTGTTCAACAAGAGCTTTGATGTTACGATCTCCTCTTCTGGTACATTCACACTGAATACTGGTAACTTGAATGAGAGATTCCAAGATACTGGAGCTCAAAATGCAACACAGAAGAATCAAAATTTCTATGTTGTTCTTAATGCAACCGCAACTTCAGGTTCTGCTGTAGATAGTGGATCGATGTCTGATGGTGCAAATACAATTACTGGTTTGACTAATGCTGATGACAAATTCAATGCTGGTGAGACAATTGCTTTTGCAGGCTACTCTAATACGTTTGTTATCTCGAGTGTATCAGCATCTTCAATGTCGACATACCAAAATGCTGCAGCTGCAATTTCATCAGCGAACATCACTAAGGTTCTTCCAGCTGGCACAGTAATTGACATGGCTGGTGTTGGTGGTGATGGGTCGGCAAGAACGATCAATGCTACTACAGATACTACAGCTGCTTTTGACATCCAAGAAACATTAACCTCTGGTGTGTCAGCAACAGTTAACGTAAGACTGAACCGTGTATCGGCTAGAGAAAAAGCTAAGACTCTGAACTCGAACCGTTATGTTCAGATCAGGGTAGCAAACAGCGTTAACACAACAACAGGTCCGTGGAATCTTGGACTTGCTGATGTATTTAAACTAAAAGAAGTTAGAAAGAGTTCTTCAGCGTTTTCATCTACAACTGATGGAACTGCTGTAACATCCGATTTTGTTATTGATACTGGCCAACGTGACAATTTGTATAAGTTTGGATCCCTACTCAAAAAAACCAACTCGACCCTAACAATAAACTCCGGCGACTACTTGCTAGCCAAAGTCGACTTCTTCTCTGAAGATACATCACAGGGTTCTGGTTACTATTCAGTAGATTCATATCCAATCGATGATGATAATGCGGCAAATACGACAGCGATTCTCACTAGCGAGATTCCAGTGTATGTGTCACCAGTATCTGGAGCTCAGTATGATCTTCGTGACGTGATTGACATTAGACCTAGAATCACAGACACAGCAAACAATGTCACATCACTGACTAGCATTACAACGAATCCATCGAACAATCAAGTCATTCTTGAGTCGACTGGTAACTCGTTAAGATTTGCTTCACCTAATGAAAACTTTACTATCGATTACTCATTCTTCCTTCCTCGTGTTGATAAAGTAATTCTTGATAAGGAAGGAAACTTCAGAGCGATTCGTGGTACATCAGCTAAGAATGCTGTTGTTCCTGCAACTCCTGCAGATGGATTTACACTTGGAATTGTACGTATTGCTCCATTCCCATCTGTGATTGCTGATTTCGATTATGTTCCAGGTGCAAACACAGCTGAAAACAGTTTTGTAATCGAAGAGCGTGTTAAACGATTTACAATGAAGGATATTGGTGATCTCCAATCACGTATTGATAACCTTGAGTACTATTCTTCACTAAACCTACTTGAGCAATCAACACAGTCTCTCAACATTAACGATGGAACGGGATTGAACAGATTTAAGTCCGGCTTCCTCGTTGACAACTTTGTTGATAGAACAATTGGTGATGTAAACAACGAAGATTTCAAAGCGCTTGTTGATATTGGTAACAAAGAGCTCACACCAAGAAGATTCGATGCATTTACTACTCTAGAGTTCAACTCTGGTAGTTCAACAGGGGTTGTTAGATCATCTGGTGACGTAAGAATTACAACATCAGCTTCAGCAGCATTTGCTAATGGTGAAACAGTATCTGCTGGTGCAGCATCTGGTACATTGAGATATGTTGTCGGTGATCGTTTGTACATTGAATCAGTCTCAGGTACATTCCCAGACAGCGGTACAATCACCGGTGGTACTTCTGGTACGTCAGCAACAATTTCTGCTAAGTTCTATTGCTTATACGTGGGAAGGGATTGTCACACTTGATCCTTCAAGTGATTTCTGGTTTGATACAACAAATCTTCCACCAGATAGAATTACAAGAGACATTGATGCGGGATCAAGATCAGTTATTACTACCGATCCTGCAACTCCATGGGCTGCAAGATTACTTGCACGGGGTAGAACAAACCTTCCTGTCAGAAGAAGAGAAACACAAACGAACGTATTGAGTCAGTCATTGTCTGTACAGACTAATGTTGAAGGGACTCGTGCTATTCCGTTTATCAGAGCACAAAGCATTAACTTTACTGCTCAGGGTCTGAAGCCAAATGCATTGGTGTTCCCATTCTTTGATGGAACAGATGTATCAGACTTTGTAAAACCAGCAAACAGTTCATTCGCGAATACAGGTGGACTTGGTTCGACATTACAGGCTGATGCAAATGGACGGTTATATGGTATCTTCGAAGTACCGAATGACAACAATCAAAGATTCGAAACTGGAACATCAGTATTCAGAGTTATCGATAATCCGAACAATACAAGAGAGCTTGGTACATTTACTACCTCTGCAGAAACAACATTTGTTTCTTCTGGTACAGAGCAATTAGTAAGAGATACAATTGTTACAACAAGAGAGATCGAAACTGTTAATGTTACAGTGCTGTACGATCCACTTGGCCAAACATTCCGTATTGAAGACTCACTGAACGATTCGTCTAACAACATCAGACAGAATCCATCAACGTCACCTGGTATGTTCCTTACAAAACTCGACTTGTTCTTCTCTACAAAGGATGATGTACTTCCTGTAGAGGTTCAAATTAGAGAGGTTGATCCTTCGTCAGGATTTATTACCCCCCGTATCGTCCCGTTCGGCAAGGTGATTTTACAACCAGATGACGTAAATGTCAACATCAATACTCCAGTTCCTACTCCAGTGTATTTTGACACGCCTGTATATCTGTTGACCGATACAGATTATGCCATTGTGATCAAGCCTGGTGGTGGTTCACCTAACTATAACGTATTCATTGCACGTATGGGTGAGACAGATATTGCAACAGGTAATCGAATTGTTGCAAACCCATACTCTGGATTACTGTTTGTATCAGCAAATGATAGAAACTGGAAGTCAATCCAAGAAGAGGATGTGACATTTAAAGCATACTTTGCAAACTTCGGAACGAATTCATCCGGCACAATGGCGATGACTAATCGAGCTGCAGAGTACTTTACTGTATCAAATACAAATGTCAATCTGTACAGTGGCCAAGAAATCAATGGCGAATCAACTATTGTATTCACGACCCAGCCTCAAGTAAATACAGCTGTAGTCTTTACAAGTAATGGAGGAGCTACCGGAGTAGTTTCTGCAAACAACGTTGGTGGTTCTGCAAATACATTTACCGTTAAGGATGTTTCACTAGCTGATAAGTTTGAAGCTGGCCAGACTGTTGCATTTACTTTCGCGAATGGACAGTCTACAGGAACATCAGACGCAACGATTCACAGTGTTGCCACTCCTTCTGGTATTATAGAATACATCAATCCTAACGAGCCTGAGAACGGCCGTATGACGGTAAGAAGTGTTTCTGGTACCTTCTCAGCAAACAGTCAGTTTAAAGAGCAGGTGAACGGGTATACAGGGGATATCGACGAGATTACATTCCTGTCTGCAGACGAAGCTGTTGTTAGATTTGGTATCATTGATCTCGACAAGACAACAACAACAGTTACTGGTAAGATGGCAACATCTAATACCACTGTTGACTCGTCGTTTGAAAGTTTCACTAAGAATGGTGTTACGTTCTTCGAGAATAGAAAGAGAATCCTTGGTGAAGATCAAGAGACTGCTGGAATTTCCGGGGCGAAGTCTGGTGACTACAGAATTGCTCTAAGCAATACAACAAACAACAGACACTCTCCTGCAATCGATACCGAAAGAATGGGCGTGATTACAACCGAGTTCTTCACAAACAACGATGTAACAAACGAGACTGACAATCGTGGTGGTAATGCAACAGCAAGATACATTTCTAAGACCGTTACACTAGCGGATGGATTAGATGCTGAAGATCTTAGAGTCCTGTTAACAGCATTCAAACCATCAGTCGCTGAAATTAGAGTGTATGCAAAGTTGCTTAATAATGAAGATTCTGCTACAATAGACGATCGTCCATACATTGAACTAAACAAGACTACATTGACGACTGTATCTTCTCAAGATGAGGATAAATCTGACTTTATTGAATTCGAATACAATCTTCCATCGTCAGTATTGACTGGAGCGAGTGACGAATTCCAATATACAGATGGTGGTGTTACTTACACCGGATACAAGTTCTTCAAGATCAAGATCGTAATGACAACAAGCAATCCAGCTAAATCTGTTAAAATTAAGGACATGAGGGCAATTGCTCTCCAGAAGTAATGAAACAGAAACTGATACCAATCGAAGAAGATATTAATCTCAAGCGCGATCAGTATAGTGGTGCTGTTATTAACACAGATGTTCGTGCTCTTGAAGGGTACAGAGCTCAACGATCTCGGTTTCGCGAGATGGACAAGCTCAAGGACGATGTGAAATGTTTAAAGGATGATATAGGCGAATTGAAAATGATGATAACTGAGGTGTTAAAAAATAGGAATGATTGAAAATTTTATTCGATATTATGATGACGTAGTAGATGATAGTTTTTGTGATGACTTAATAGAAAAGTTCGAACAAGATACAGAAGACCAGTTTGTAGTTAATAACAATGAGAAGTTCAAGTTTACTGAAGTTCGTTTACTTGATCATCTTGACAAATACGAACACGAGGCAAATGTCCTTAAAGATGTTTTTCTCGGAAGTGTCAAAAGATATAAAACAGACTGTAATGTTCAAGACTGCATGTTTCCAAATAATGTTGGATACGAAAACTTCAGAATGAAAAGGTACATGCCAGGCAATGGAGATCAATTTGATAACCATGTCGATGTTGGAGATTACACATCAGCAAGAAGATTTTTAGTATTCTTCTTATACCTTAACGATAACGAGGGCGGTCATACAGAGTTTCCACAGATGGATATTTCAATTCAACCGAAGAAAGGTAGATTGTTAGTATTTCCTCCTCTATGGACACACCTACATGCTGGAAGACCTCCGATAAATACTCCTAAATATATTGTGGGAAGTTATTTGCATTACATAGACGAACAGTAGGACTATAATGGCAGCTTTTGCAAATGTCGAGTTATCGAACACGTTTGATGTTTGGAGACTCAGAACAAACGATGTAATCAGCCGATTGAATCAAATCACTGTATCTAACAGTGCGATCTTTTCGAACACGGTTACAGCAAACGTAGATTTCAATGCACTCGGCACTGCAAATGTTGATGGTGTGTTTACTGTCCATACGACTTCAGCAAACACGAACATCTACTCCGATACAACCAAGATCACATCGAACACAACGATCACTGGAAGAACAACTCTCTCCGGTACTGTTACGATGGGATCAACTCTTCAGGTTGCAGGTGCTACTGATCTTACTGGAGAGACAAAGATCTATAACGAGCTTGAGCTTGTAAAGGGATCTGCAAACACCAACATCTTCAGCGACCACATGAATGTCTCCGCGAACACATTGTTCCAGGCAAACAACACATTCACTGGTGCAAACACAAACTTCTTTGGGATAGATGTCAATACGACAGCGAATGCTACATTCCAAGCAAACGTGTCGACATCTGGTGCAAACACCAACATCTTCTCTGATCACCTGAATACAACAGCTGATGCTCAGTTTAAGAGTCAGTTTGAAACGTCTGGCGCGAATACAAATATATTCTCAGACCATATTAACTCGACTGCGAATGCACAGTTTAAGAATCAGTTTGAGACTTCCGGAGCTAACACAAGCGTATTCTCGGGTCACCTGAATGTTACAGCAAACACTTACATTCAAGGACTCGCGAATGTAGGAAATCAGTTCACTGTTGATGCTGGT